CGTCATCCGTTCCATCAAACTCCACCGCAGGCTTCCCGTTTTCCACTATCACCGCACCGCTTGAAACGATTTGAGGTTGTGAACCCGTAGCCGTCTGCGTCGCGTCGTTGCTGTTGCCGCTTTGGTCATACCAAGTCTTTACGAACGCATCGCCCGCCCCTGCGAAATCCAAAAGCGAAACGGTATCGAGTTCACCGAATACGTTGAATCCTATATCTTGCTCGGTGTTGTCTGACGACCTACGGACGCGGATAGCTGAACCAACATAGCTCGAGTCCAAAAGCCTCAAAGAGTACGCGGCTGCTGCTCCCGTGTACGTGTCGAGCAGTGGCGTGTTTTGGGTGTAATAGTCGCCTATGTTTTCTTCGATGTCGGTGCGGTCGGTGGATTTGCTGAACAAAATCAACTCTTGCTGAGTTCCGTTCCAGTATCGACCACTTTGGGTTCTGCTAATTTGCAATACTCCACTAACTGGATTCGTTCCTGCATTGCCTGTTATGTAGGTTGAACCGTTTACGTAAACAGAAGAACTTGAGCCGTTTGCGGTTGCAGTATTTAAATGACGGTAACCTCTGGCTAATGGAACCCCCACTCCAATGCTAGCACCTGCATAAAAAGTTGAGCTACCTACAACTCCTCCTGGACTCAAAGCGTGTTCCGTTGCGCTTGTTCTAAAAAAACCCTGAATGCCTGTGCTGCTTGGATTTTTAGCGCCTAACGCGTACCACGTTACAGGTTGAGGAATTGAAGAAAACGTACCGCTTAATAACGCGTCGTTGCTCCCATCAAAGTCTAACGCCACCTTTCCTCCCTCCTTCACCAACGCGCCCCCCGTGTAAATCGTCGGCTCATTACCTGATGCCGCCGCGGTCGCTGTGTTTCCGTTTCCTGATTGGTCAAGCCATTGATAGACCGTGCAAGTCGTACCCGTGCAGAACGTTTCAATCGCTGCCTCGTCGATGTTGCCTGAAGCGTCGAATCCTATCGTTGTGGTCGTGCTATCCGATGCCCTGCGAATCACCATGCAGTCGGTTACATTGCCGTTGAGCCTTCGCGTTGAATATGCCGCCTCTGCTCCGCTTCCATATGTTTCGTTTAACAAGCCCGTGAATGCGGGTGCTGCTGCTACCTCCTCCCATGTCTGTTTGAGGCTAATCGGTACAGTTCCGCCCGTCCTCGCTTTGAGATATTCAAGTAGTGCCGCCTTTACCGTAGCAAAAGACGCATCATCTGCGGGAGCCGGTGTGAACTCAACCCATGTGCCCGTGTCGGGATCCGCAAAACCCTCATCGGAATAGTAGATTTTCCTTTTGATAATCTTGCCCGCTGTCGGGGTGTCGCTACTCGCGCTTTCCGCTAGTCCGTTACCTTGAGCCGTACACGTGAAATACAGTTCCGTTGTTGCCGTTGCTCCCGTTCTAAGTGCCTCGGATTCGGTTTCATACCGCTGATGGAAATAAATATCATCCGTCGGTAATTGTGAACCGGATATATCCCACGATGCACCGTTGTAAGTGAGTAAAGAACCAACACCCGCGCCGGTTGTGTTTACGTCGTCTAGGTCGCCTAATTCCGTCGCACCTGCTGCACCCGGTAGCCACTTACCCGCACCATATACCAAAGCCTGCCCAAGTGTCGGTGTTCCGATAATTTGAACGTCATTTAAATCGTCTAACTCTGTCGGTACAGATGTAATGTCCGCCTTTAAATCCAACGCCGTTTGTGTGGCCGTGCTGACCGGCTTATTTGCGTCGCTCGTGTTGTCTACGTTACCGAGTCCAACGTCCGACTTGTTTGCTGAATCGTTTACCCATTCGTCACCGTCGTATCTGAAGAACTCGCCCGTCGAAGGTTGGGAGATAATGACATCCGAAAGGTCGTTGAGTTGTTCCGCGCCGCCTGCATCTGTAGCAGGAAGCCATACCGCTGTGGCCGCATCGTATGCAATCACCTGGCCGTCAGTTACGCCGGTTGTGTTTACGTCTGCAAGGTCGCCCAGGTCAACGCCGGTTATCGGGCTGCCTTGTGCAATCTCGAAATCCGTGCGGCTAATCCGTACATCATAATCCGAACTCACGTTGTATGCGCGCTGGCCTTCGTCGAAGTCAATCACCTCGTTCATGTACGCGATGCTTTGGACATTTACGCCGCTATATGTGCCGGTGACGCGGTCAAGTGCAGCACGTACCGCCACACTCATGTCAATAACCTGCGTGTAGCTGGTCGAATAACAATTCACCTCGATGTTTGCCGTGTCCATCTTCGACGGCTCGCGCTTGGTGTCGCTCGGTTCGTTGTTGCTGATATTGTAAACGACATACGGGAGCGGCGCATCTTGTTGGGCGACTTCCGGGTATATCCGAGTCCCTACAATTGCCGTCAAATCTGTGCTGTTATCCAGCAAATAAAAGATTGCTTTTCCTACTGTCATCGCATGTATCGTTCAAATTCTTTTCTCAGTCCGTCGTATAGCTTCTTTCTCATTGCCGGCTGCTTCTTTTTCTTCGCCTTTTCAAACACTTGGTAATTGTGTCCGCTGCGGTTCTTACCTCCAAACGCGTCGGCATAGTCGCCTTCCTCAACGATGTGCGCAAACCATGCGTCGTGCCCCTTTCGAACGTTGTTAAAAGAACGCGGCCCGCCTAATATCGTTGCCCTGTTTTTATTGGGGTTCCATGTTCCCACGGAATTGCGAAGTGTTCCCGGTTGAATTGGCTTTCGGCCCGGCACGTTAATGACTTCTTTCGCGTCCTGAATCCTGCCCGGTCGCCGTAGATAGCGCACGTAAATTTGAACTACTTGGCGGTTGAGCTTTTTCATCTGCGCCATGTCCTTCTTGTTGAATTCAATCGCCCTGTCGATGCGCTTTAACACCATCTCTAGCCCGTCAACATTTGCCGTTTGTAATGCCATTATTCGCCGCGTAAAGTAGTTACAATTCGCAAACCTTCAGCCCTTCCAATTTCTTGCAAGGCTTCAATTTGGTAATAATTACCGTCATAGTTTACACGGTCGGTTGGAATTACGCCGCTAGTTGTTGTGCTGTATCGAATGATAAAGCTAACGGGTTGCTTCGTTAGAATTTGGTCGCTTTGGATTGACTCCGTACCGCTGCCGTACTTGTAAGAAATTTCAGCCCATACCGTTGCGTATGTGCCCCAAGATTCTGCACGTTCGCCGTATGTGTTCGTAGTTAACGTAGCGCGCTCAATTACGATGCGCCTATCCATTTTGCCAAATCTCATACGCTGGTTATAATTCGGTACGGCGAAAGTATCGCGTGCATACCCATGGGAATTTCACGCGGCACACCGCCGCCGCTTGTAACCTCCTGCCGGTTTTCGTAAAGGTGTCCGACCATCAAACGAATCGCCGTTATAATTGGATTAGGTATTTCTGCCTCTGGATAACCCACCACCATATTGACCTGAACCGCGTTAAAAGTGTCGTCATATAAATCGGGCACGCTGTCGAATGTTATCCGCGTTGCCTTCGTTTTAATGTCAAACCAGTATTTGGTTGTTGCCAAGGTTTGCGACGCGTTCGCCGTGTCCAAATACGTCACGCTAGTGATTGACTGCACCGGGCCAATTGGAAACCGCGCGTTATAAAAATAATCCATATAACCCACGGCTGCAACGTCGCCGAGTCGCGTATTGCAATAATCTTCAACCCATGCAATTGACGCATCACGGTACGCCTGTATCAATGTGTCTTCATCGCTGGAATCGACCCGTAGGTGTTCCTTTAATTGGGCTACGGTTATAACGCCGTCAAAGTCCGGCGCTCCCGTTATTTCAATGGTCATCATGTCGCTAAAATACGGACAAAAAAAAAGGGAGAGCGTAAGCCCTCCCCTTTCCAATCATCACCAAACAAATTAGCCATTTAAATGGTTCGCCAAAGACAATGCACCCGGCTGACGCAAATCGAAGTCAAAGAATCGATTAACGTGCAACTTAATCTGTGCAGTACCTGCCGCGCTGTACGGGTCAACTAGCAAGTCGATACCTCCGAAG